ATTTACTTAAAATAGTATCAAAACTTGAATATTATCAATCAATGTTAAATTACTTAGATAGTATTTTAAAAACAATTTTAAATAGAACTTATCAAATTAAAAATGCTATCGAATATATGAGATTTACTGCAGGATATGACTGACATTATTATTCAAAAAAAGAACGAAATTTATTTAAAAGTAGACACTGAGCCACATATTCATCAAGAACTTTTTGATTATTTTACATTTGAAGTTCCTGGTGCGAAATTTATGCCTCAATACAGAAGTAAATATTGGGATGGTAAAATAAGACTTTATAGTAATCATACTGGAGAAATTTATGTTGGGTTGTTAGATAAATTAGTTGCTTGGGCAAAAAGATATGAATATAAAGTAGAATTTAAACACAATAAATTTTATGGAAATGATTTCTTTTTCCGGTGTGTCTGATTATATGAATAAGATATCAAAACATCAACCAAGAGATTATCAGATTGATGCAGTTTATGATGCCTTAAGATATAATAGAAAACTTTTGATTTCACCAACAGCATCTGGCAAATCTTTAATGATCTATACAATAGTAAGATATTTTGTAGATAATAATAAAAATATTTTATTGATTGTTCCAACTACATCTTTAGTTGAACAAATGGTAAAAGACTTTTCAGATTATGGTTGGGAGTCTGAAGAGTATTGTCATAAAATTTATTCAGGAAAAGAAAAAAGTACAGATAAACCCGTTGTTGTTACAACTTGGCAATCCATTTATAATCTTCATAGATCTTTTTATGAAAAATTTGATGTTGTAATTGGAGATGAAGCACATCAATTTAAATCAAAGTCCCTTGTCGGGATTATGACAAAGATGGACAATGCGAAATATAGATTTGGGTTTACTGGAACTTTAGATGGATCACAGACCCATAAATGGGTACTTGAGGGACTTTTTGGTCCTTCTTATAAAGTAACTCAAACAAAAGAATTAATTGAAAAAGGTTATCTTTCAAAATTACAGATTAAAATTTTATTGCTAAAACATAATTCTCAACAATTTAATGAGTATGAAGAAGAAGTACAATATATAATTGGACACGAAAAAAGAAACAACTTTATCAAAAATTTAGTCTTAGATCTAAAAGGAAATAGTTTAGTCCTTTTCAATCGTGTTGAGTCTCACGGACAAATTTTATACGAACTTATAAATAATTCAGCTTCAAAAGATAGAAAAGTGTTTTTTGTACACGGTGGAATTGATACTGAAACAAGAGAAAAAATAAGAGAAATCACTGAAAAAGAAAATAATGCAATAATAGTTGCATCTTATGGAACATTTAGTACAGGAATAAACATTAAAAATTTACATAATGTGATTTTTGCATCACCAAGTAAATCAAGAATTAGAAATCTTCAATCAATTGGAAGAGTTCTAAGAAAAGGAGAAAATAAAAATAAAGCAATTCTTTATGATATTGCAGATGATGCAACATACAAGTCAAGAAAAAATTACACTCTCAATCATTTAATAGAACGAATTAAAATATACAATGAAGAAAAATTTAATTATGAAATTTTACAAATTAATTTTAAAAAATAAATGGAAGAAGAATTTTACGGAATTATAAAATTAATTTCTGGTGAAGAAGTATTTGCAAAGATTTGTCCTTGTGATGATGATGGTGTTACATTACTTATGTTAGAATGTCCAGTTACAATGGAAACAATCTCTGTTCGTCAACTGGGAGTAACAACAATTAAAGTAAGTCCTTGGATTAAAATGAGTGATGAAGACCTATTCATAATTTATATGGATAAAGTCATTACTGTTACGGAAACTTATGATAAAGATTTAATTAAAATGCATAAAAAATATGTAAAAGATAAAAATAAAAAATCCAATAAAACAAATCTATCTGAAAAAATGGGATATTTAACAAATATTGCTGATGCAAGAATATCTTTAGAAAAGTTATATAGATCTAATAACTAAAAGATATAATTTATCTTCAACCCTAACAGAGTGATTTTAGTTGCTTTGAATAAGTTTGTCAAGTTCTTGGTTGTATGCTAAAATACTAATTAACTAAAAGCAAAATCCTCCTTTTTACAAATGAATAAAGCAAAAAAGAATCCACATTACGTAAATAATAAAGAATTTTATGATGCTTTATTAGTTTATAAAAATAAAGTTAAAATTGCAAAAGAGCAGGGATTGCCAGCACCTCCCATCACTAATTATCTTGGTGATTGTTTTTTGAAGATAGCAACACATCTATCATATCGTCCAAATTTTGTAAATTATATTTTTCGTGAAGATATGATTAGTGATGGAGTTGAAAACTGTGTTCAATATATCAATAACTTTGATATAAACAGAACAAATCCATTTGCTTATTTTACTCAAATTGTTTATTATGCTTTTTTGCGTCGTATCCAAAAAGAGAAAAAACAAATGGAAATAAAAGAAAAAATTATAGAAAGAAGTGGATATGAACAACTTTTTTATGTTGATGATGACTCACCAAATTCTTCTGATTACAATACAATAAAAGAAAATATTCAAATGAAATCATATCAATGAAAATTGGACTTATAACAGACACTCATTATAATTTCCGTAAGGCAAATAAAGCATTTCACGAATACTTTGAAAAATTTTATAATGATATATTTTTTCCCACTTTAAAAAAAGAAAATATTAAAGTAGTTGTTCATCTTGGTGATGCTTTTGATAATCGTAAAGGGGTAGACTATTGGGCATTGCAGTGGGCAAAACAAAATGTATATGATACGTTTGAAAAACTTGGAATAACTGTTTATAGTATAGTTGGAAATCACGATGCATATTATAAAAACACAAATGACGTAAATGCAATTGATATTTTACTTAGTGAATATTCAAATATAGTAAAAATATCAAGTCCAACTGAAATTTTTATTGATGATACTGAGTGTGTGTTTTTGCCTTGGATTTGTTCCGATAATGAAGAGGAAACATTTTCACTTTTGGAAGAAACAAAGGCAAAGATAGTATTTGGGCATCTTGAGTTATCTGGATTCTCTGTATATCCAGGACACGTTCAAGATAAAGGATTAAGTAAAAAAATATTTCAAAAATTTGATAGAGTATTTTCCGGACATTATCACACTTCTAGTGATGATGGAAAAGTGTTTTATCTTGGCAATCCCTATCAAATGTTTTGGAGTGATGTAAATGATAAAAGAGGTTTTCATATCTTTGATACTAATGATTATTCATTAGAAAAAGTTGAAAATACATATACTATGTTTGAAAAAGTTTATTATGATGATGAAATAGAAGAAATTGATTTTTCAAAACTAAACAATAAGATGATTAAACTTTTTGTTAATAAGAAAGAAAATCATTTAAAATTTGATCAATTTGTAAACAATATTATAAATCAAAATCCATTAGAGTTTAAGATTATTGAAAATTTTGATGTTTATGATGAAAATGTAAATTATGAACAATTTATAGTTGAAGATACTCTTAGTATTTTAGATAAATATGTTGAAGAAGCAGAATTTGATCTTGATAAAAAAATGATTAAAAACCTTCTAAGAGACGTTTATAAAGAAGCTTTAGAAATAGAGTAATGTATATACTTTCAATTAAGGAAAAAGAAGATGAAGGTGCTTATGCAGTGTTGAATGAAGATGGTGATAAAACTTTGTACATTTTTGAAGAAGAGGATGATGCATACAGATATGCTGGTCTTTTAGAGGCAGAAAACTATCCAGAAATGTCGGTAGTTGAAGTTGAAGATGAAGTAGCAATAAAAACTTGTGAAATATATGGATATTGTTATGCTATAATTACCCCAAATGACTTTGTAATTCCCCCACGAGATTATGATTCTGTTCAAAAAAATTTCATATCGTAATTTTTTATCATCCGGAAACCAACCTACCCATATAAATCTGTTAGAAAATCAAACAACATTAATTGTTGGATCGAACGGATCCGGAAAAAGCACATTATTGGATGCTTTGTGTTTTGGGTTATTTAATAAAGCATTCAGGAAGATTACAAAATCTCAACTTGTAAATTCAACTAACTCTAAGGATTGTTTAGTTGAAATTGAGTTCAGCATTGGTACTAAGGAGTATAAAGTAGTACGGGGAATTAAACCAAATCTATTTGAAATTTGGATTGATAATGTATTGCAAAATCAATCTTCTGCAACTACTGACCAACAAAAACAATTAGAAGAAAATATTTTAAAATTAAATTACAAATCATTCACGCAGATTGTAATTTTGGGGAGTGCATCTTTTGTCCCTTTTATGCAACTTTCTACATCAGTGAGAAGAGAAATTGTTGAAGATCTTCTTGACATAAAAATATTTTCTTCAATGAATTCTGTAATTAAAGATAAAATTAGAAAAATTACAGAGGATATAAAAGATTGTAGTTTCAATGAAAAGTCCACAAAAGAAAAAATAGAAATGCAAGAGAGGTTCATTGAGGAACTTGAGAATCGTGGAAATGCCAATATCAATGCCAATAAAGAAAAGATTGCCAATTTAGATAAAGAAGTTGGCATTTATATGATTGAAAATGCTAAGACCGAAGAGAGCATTATTCAATATACAAAGGAGCAGGAAGAAGTTGTTGGTGCTGGTGATAAGTTAGTAAAGCTTAACAATCTTAAAGGTAAAATCTCTCAGAAAGTATCAGTCATTACTAAAGAGCATAAGTTTTTCACAGAAAATTCGGTATGCCCCACTTGCACTCAGACAATTGAAGAAGAGTTTCGGTTAAATAGAATTACAGACGCTCAAAATAAAGCAAAGGAACTCAAGAAGGGTTATGAAGACCTGGAAGAGACCATAAAGATAGAACAAGAACGAGAGCGTCAATTCATTGCTCTATCTAAGGAGATTACAAAACTCACAAATGACATTTCTCAAAACAATACTAGAATTTCACTTAACCAGAGACAAATCAGAAATCTTGAATCTGAAATTCAAACTATTACCAACCAACTTAAAACTAGAAATACTGAGAGAAATGAATTAAATATACTAGAAAAAAAACTTGAAGAAGTAATAAAAAATAAAATTAAACAAAAAGAAAATCTTTCTCATTATGAGTTTTTAAACTTATTGATGAAAGATGGTGGAATTAAGGCAAAAATTATAAAGC